TACTATATATAGTAGTTTTAATTTATCCGACTACTATATATAGTATGTATTTTTATGAAATATACTACCTATTGTATTATTCTCTCTTTTACTTCAATAAAGCAGCAATCTCATCAATTTCCAGCTCTGTTTTCTTATCATCAGAAAGCAACTTGTCCAGTTTACTCTCCATTTTCTTCAAATCAGACTCTTCTTTCTTCAGACCAGATACCTCTAACTTACTCTTAATATCTTTAATCCATGCTGTCACACTGTATCCTGAAATTTCAAAATCAGGCATCCCAAGGTCAACTGCCGACATAAGATATGAATTAAGTCTGATAAGTAGCAACACTAATGCGTCATCTGAACACACGTTGAGATTAATTACCATACCATCCATATTAAGAACGCAATTTGTTTCAGGAATAAACCTAACCTTCTTCTCAGAAATTGATTTCTTCTTAGTTTCAATCTGTTTCTTTAATTCTAAAATTCTGTCATCATTTTTACTCATTAAACTCGTACTCCTTTTCATATTCTCTACCATTTGCTAAATATTTCTGCTTACATACTGGTTTTAACTTTTCAAAAACTGTTTCAATAGAAACTGGAATCATATGCGTCTGAATTTCTTTTTGACCATAACGTACTTCCACTTCTCTTTCTTCTGTCGGGAAAATATCAATTGCCTCCTTATCTCCATAATAGATATTCTTGGCACTATATTTATAAACAGTATATTTGCCGTTATCTTCTGACCTATATGGCGTTGTCATTTCATATTTAATATATTCTCCATCGTTGTTTATCATAAAGCGAACATTGATATATTTTCTTGTTATATCATCACCAGCATATGTATTAATTGCTTTTTCATAAAAATCTTCAAATGAGATATTTACAATTTTATCCTTGCTATCATCTATAGGGGAGAATTGATAAGATGATTCCATTGAATCATAAATTTCAGAATATTTAGATATGCATTTATCATCGAGACAACTAATAAGTTTGTTTTTAGGAACACTTTTGAATTGCTCAAATTCATACTTTCCATCGCTTAATCTTGCAAACCAATGCATTTTACCATATGGAAGGTTGTTAATTCCTTTATAAGAAATTTTTGTATATCCAAATCGAGTTGGTTCATTTGGAATATCTTCATAGGATTTAGTTTTTACCGTTTTACCATCCTGTATAAATTCATAACCATAACCATATGTTTCAAAACGTCCCATATAAATCCATTCGATATTTTCTTTTGTAAGATATGTTGCACCAAGAATCAAGTCTCTTGTCTTAATAGATTCATTGTTATGTACAATCTTATTATAAGCTGCAATCTGTTTATAGTCAGGTGACTCAACTGGCATAAGAACTAAATCCTTACCATCCCATCCATATATAAATTCTCCCTCAAGTCCCTTACCCTTGATACAATTCGCATTTTCGAGAATGTATAATAAATTTTCAATGGTAATTTCAAACTCAAATCCTCTTGGATCATATACTCTACAATAAGCATGTCTGTGATCCCATCCTGTAGAGTAATCGCCAGCTTTCTTATTTAGTACAAATCCTTCTGTTGGGACATTATCAAATTCATCATTTGGAATTTTATCATCACGCCAACTATTCCATGATGCTTCTTTTCTCAATTTGCCTTTTTCGTCATAGTAAATGACGTAGGCAAGCTTTCCTGTGTAAGTTCCTGAACGATTTTGATATCCAACATTTATCGTTTTAGGAACAAAAATGCTACTGTTCATTCCATTATTCTCTCTTTCTTTGTGCAAAATTATTTCTAAAGGAAACGATATTTACCTATTTTTCGATTCAAATTCTTCAAGTGCTTTATAAAATTCGCTGCCTTTAATTTCTGTAAAACCTGTATCGTCATCTGGTGTAATAGTTTCATATTTTGTTGTAGAAATATTTAAATATAACTTATTCTCATACTCAAACCTTGAAACTGAATACCCACCTAAATGTAATTCTTTGAAATAGTCTCCTACTCGAATGGGATGATTGTTAATAACAATATTATTTTCAATACATAAATCTTGAAACTCTTTTAAAGTCTTACTGTTAGCTCTAAATTTTCTCATTAACGTATCAGAATCGCAGAATAATTTCGTTGGTTTCAGTAACTCTTTGCCAAATTTCTGATTATTTTCATCACAATCGGTAATATATAATCTTATATTATGCTTCTCATACTCTTTAAATGGGCGATTTATAAATCCACTTCCGCTAATATAATATTCTTTTCCAGCAATGCCTTTATCCTCGAAAAAATTATTTACTACTATTCTTCTTTCTTCTCCATGTTTTCTATAATCATTAATCTCTTTTAGGAAGTTCTCATTTGTTACAATATAAAATTTCTCCATTTTTTACCTCCACATTTTCTAAAGAAACGAATCTTTCTTATTCTCAGTTCACATCATTATGTGTTTCGCCATCTGAGTAATAAATGTTCCAATCCTTGAATAACTCAATCAACTTATCATTATCCCAATCATATTCATTACAATGTGTAATGGCGATTGATTTTTTATCTCCAAAATTTCCTATATCATTAGAGCATCTACTATATAATTCTCCTAAATCAAGTGTTCCATATCTCAATGTGTCCTGGAATGGGTTTGGCACATTTGTTTTATCAAACATATATTCATTGATAAATCTCTTATTACATTCAGATGGAAATTTACCAGCACCATGTCTTGTTAAATAAGTACGAGATACATAACAAGTTTCAATATTTATTTCATCATTCCATTCAACATTTTCAATTATTCTCTTGGGATTTTTAATACCTGTATTAGACGGTGTTAAATGTGGAAAATATTCTATGTTGTTCTGATCAAGTAATAAACCCTGTGCAGCTTCAAACACAATAATGTCAAACTGATTTAAGAAATAATTATCTGATATAGCCAATGAGTGATTATTCATAAAATCCCAATCATCTAAAAAGTGTTCAAATATACCATTATTAAAGAATATTCTTGACCATTCATCTGTTAATATAATATTCTCTCTTTCAAATTGTTCTAAGTAATATTCCCTGATATGATTATCTACATCAGTTACACCAGCTTTGTATCTTTTGATAGTTTCAAAAATTCCTAATCCACAACTACCATGTTTATTTTTTCCACGATTCTCCTCTATAATCTGATTTGCCATCATATCAAAAGGTGTTGTCAACATACAATTTTGATTGATATAAACATTTGGTATATATCCTAATTTTATCAATTCATCATATTCCTGCTTAAAAATAATTGGATTAACAATAAAATCCTCAGATAAATATGTACTTGCATGATTAAATGTTCCAGATCCAAAATGATGAAAGACATGTCTGATTCCATCAGGCGTTGTTACGGTATGTCCTCTCTGAGCACCACCATTTGAACAAACAACAATACTATTAGGTTTCTGTGAGAAATAGTCTGTCATTAATCCTTTTCCACAATCTCCAAAGTTAGCACCGATTACAATCTTAATGTCTTTCATCTCTTAAATCTCCTATTCTACCAAGTAATTCCTTCTGAGTTAGAAGGTGTAGTAACTGTATCTATAACATTATTCTCTGCTTCACTAACAATAATATCTACAATCTCATTTGTAATACTGTCCATATTTACTCTTCTAAAATGAGTATCATCAAGATACTTCTTATAAGACTTTTCAATCTCATCCTCATCCCATCTATGACGATGAGCAACATCTAAATGATAGATGTTAAACTTCTGAGAAGCTTCATTGTATAAATCTTTTGTCTCCACATCTGCCTGAAGATTATCACCTGTTGCTTCAATTAAGCCACTTCTATAACCTTTTAATGGAAGATATGGATTTAACTGCTCATCACCCATTGTAATAATAATTCCTTTTCTTCCACGGTTTAAGCAATCAAGCTTTGTGTGACGAGAACCGAAATACCATGCTGCTGTGTAGGATTCATAACTGTTTCCACCACCACCGAACTCAAAATAAATCTTGTCAAGCTGTTCAGCAATACGAATATCTGACTCAAACTGTGAAGCCTGAATTGGACAGCTATCACAAGCTAAATCACCAATACCCATGATAAGGAACTCGACATCTGTAACCTTTTCATATAACTTAGTCATAATTACATTTAACTTCTTTGCCACTTCAACAGCAGCCTGTCCCATAGAACCAGTTACATCAAGTGCAAGAATAACAGGAATTGTGTTTGGATGTTCCTCTGTATCACAGCACTCTCTAATAACATTCTTAGAATCAAGTGCAGAATCAATATTTTTTGCCTTAAACATATCCTGATTAGAATAAGAACCGCTAATCACACCATCCGTTGAAACACTCATGCCCTTTGTTGTTGAATAACTTACATAACTATCTCTTGTCCATGAACCACATCCCATATTATACTTCCTCCTCTTCATCTACTTCTGTATCATCTTCATCATTGCTACTCATATCAAAATCGAACATTCCGTCAAACATATCACCCATATTTCCACCCATCATCATAAGTGGTAACATAGAACTCATTCCACCGTTTCCATTCATTATGCCAGTAGAACCGTTGTCACCTTTCATCATCTGAGAAAGCATCATATACTTGAAGATATTGTTTGTACCTTTCTTACCCTTGATAATGTCACTACCAAACATTGAAACAATCTTGCCATAAAAATATGTATTACCCATAAATACATGTCTTTCAGGAAGTACAGTTTCAATTGTTGAGTCCTCATAATTAATGACCGTAATCTTTGTCTTATCAGCTTCAATAACACATCTAGGCTTGCCATTTACAAGAATAATATCACCCTTCTCTACCTTATTAGTTGGAATAATAAAGAAGAATTCCTCTCCAATATCAAATACAAAGTTACTACAGTTTGTGAGCTTGCCAGTCTTGATGTTATATGTCTTATAACCACCATTTGTCTTAACTGCAATTCCACCATTCATAGAAAGTCTACACATTCCACTTCCTACCTTGCCAAACATACCATTTAAAAAATTGTTCATCATATTTATTTCCTCCTATGATATAAAAATTATTGTTTACAATTACTTATTCTCTTATTGGCTCAACCCTATATCGTTCATTCCAATCTGTTCTCTTCTTTAATAATGGAATCCAAAGACAGTGTAGGTTTTCAGATTCAGTTCCTATCAAGTCATCTTGATCGCAACCAAGATATTCTTCATGACCACAATTAGGACAAGTTACTCCATATTCAGGAACTTTATATTTAAAACTACAATAGTTAGGAAATATCATCTGAATATTCCAATCATCCTTTGATTCAACTTCATATACACAGTTGCAGCATCTACATACAAACTGAATATTTTTACCGAAATAATCACCTGCTACAATCTTCATATTCACTCCAATTAATTTCTACATACTGCTTATAACATGGATAATATGTAGTAGCTCCTGTCTGATCTTTACACCAGGTATCTAACAAATTTTGCAGACCACTAATATCACACTGTTTATAAGCATCTTCATGTAACTCTTCGCAAGCATTGTCAACTACATTATCAGCATCAATATGAATCTTCTCCACGCTGCACACCCATAATCTCTCAGGTCTGCCATCATTATTAAATTCTTCATCTGTATAACGCCCAAAATAATCGTCAAAGAAATCATCAACAGTATCGTAATACTCGTCAAATTCCTCACAGTAAAGCATTGTGTTTACATCTTTTTCATCAACTGGAACTGCTTTAGATACTTTATCATTCCACTTCTTTATTCTCTCTTCTTTGTCAGCTTTCTTCTGCCCTTCACAGTCGCAATGTAAATAAGCCTGATTTTTATAAGGCTCTCCACAATAAGGACATAATCTCTGTACTCCATTAAAACAACTCTGACAAAATGAAAGTGCTTGATGCTTGTATGGAAAAAGATATTTTCTGCCAGCTTCAGAGTTGTCACCTTTAATCCCATAAACATTGTCTTCAATTCGCATTCCAAGACCATTACATACAGGGCAAATTCTTTCGTATTCTGTAAGATCCTTGATTAGAATTTTAGGAAACGATTTTTGAATTGCTTCATAAAGATTTACTTCTTCTCTGTGTGTTAAATTATCCATATTTTTCATCTCCTATCTACTATTCTCATTTATCTTCCCTTTCATCTAATATTTCAACATCAATACAAAACAAATCATGCAAATTCTTAATTTGTTCGGCTGTCGGTTTCTTCCACTCCATCATATTGTTCACATTAATTGCCACAGCACCGCATATCTTAATTCTTGCAATAACTTTTGGATTATAAATAGTTGCAATTTCTGACATTGGAATATTACAACTTATTTTTGGTAATTGTGTCATATACTTATTCTCCTAATCATCTTTATCTATAATGAACCAATATAAAAAACTTAAAAGTGTAAAAGTAATTCCAAGTATTTTATTTTCTACTTGATATGAATACATCGTTACGCCACTACAGAACCATACCAAAAGAAATGCGATTGCTTGTCTATAATACTTTTTCATTTCATACCTCCAATCTTCTCAACTACTTTTGCTTCACATATTCCACAAATACAGCCATTTTTCTCATCGTACTTTTCAAGCTCATTAATGAGATTACTACAACACCAACTTGATTCATTAAGATGAAATTCAATCATATCGTCATCCCAATCCGAAGGAAAGTTCATTGGAAGATTTATTGTCCACTGTATAGTTTTGGTTTGTCTGTCTGCCATATTATTCTCCTAATCATACTCGTAATCATCAAGCTCCACTTCCTCGCCACATTCAGGACAATCACACCAAGCACCATCTCCCCAGTAATCAGTATTGAAATCAACTTCTTCAAAATTCACTTCGACTTCTTCATGGCAAAATGGACACTCAAATGTAATGTAGGAAGGTTTGCTAATGATTGTGTAATTTACTCCATTATTCATGTCAATTATCAAAACCTTTCTTTCGTATTTTCTAAAAACAAATCCTTATCAATACTCCATCCACCACAATGACTCAATATTTCTTTCCTAACATTTCTAAACTCATTCAAATGGTTTCTGAAATAATTAACCGCATCGTTTTCGCATTGGAATTCATCATGATATTCCCAAAAGAAATGTCTTTGATTCGTTACAAAAAATGAATCTGTATCTAAACAATATGCTATAATCCACGTTGCGTATTTATCTGAAAAATTTTCATTACCTTTTAATTCTTGATACATATTTATACCTCCAATCTGTTCAAAGGAAAGAAAAATTTCTTTCTATGATTCAAACTGATAATCTTTGTTACTTACAAATTTGTTAATTTTTCCATCTTTGAAAAATACAAATTCTGCATAAAAATCATCTGTATTTTCTGACATTGCACACGAAACATACTCATCAGATTCCTCGTCATATTTTTTAAACCATCTCTTAACACCATCATCAACTGTTGTATTTTTAAATACAAAATATGGAAATTCATTTTCATCAATTGATAAAATATCATTTGCTATTTCTGTAAATCTCTCAATAATATGTTCTCTTTTTAAAACGGGAACATTATCTTCTTCTGATACATCATAAGTATCATTTTGTTTTAAGAATTGCATAATAGAATCTGAAATAATTTGTTTGTCAGATGTATGAAAAATCTGTTGGTTCGACATCTCCCAACAAACCCTATCAGGTGTGTTATCGCACTCATTAATGGATTTGTTAGTTCTTGTCCATACATCATTTCCGTCCATTCCAATAATTCCCTTTTTAAAACCAAATGGTGTTTGAATGTAATCATGAATATATTTATCTGGTAAGACGCTCCAAATTATAGGAAAAAAACACCACGAATTTTTATACTCTAATATTTTTTCTCCTGTATAATCTTTTCTTATTCCATAAATGCTACTGCTACTCATTTGTTCTCCTTTCTATCCTTAATCTAACCACCTATTATCCAAATAGTAGAACCCAAATACCATTCCACCGATTAAAATAACCCAAAAGATCCAGAAAATAACAATTGGAAAATCAGATTCTAACCTTTCTATCGTCTCATCAATAGTTGAATTATTATAAAATGATGTGTTATCAGAAATGGTTTTATCTCTCAAATCTGTAAAAATTGTTCCTTTATATTCAGTACCAACACCATAATACTTATACCTCACGTTACTTGACTCTTTAATTGTGTCAATATAATCAGTACCAGGTAAATCAATCTTATTACTTGCAAAATTCACTCCACAAAATGATACTTCTTTGCACTTAATATCTTCACTTCCAACTCTATCCCAAGTCCAATATGTTTTTGTTGTAGTATATGATTTTCCCTTGCTATCTGTATGGCGAACAGTTTTTGTATGCTTTGTATATCTCTCTTTGACTTTTTCTACATACATATATTCCCCACTAATTTCAGGATATGTAACTGTATCAACTGCTTTCAAATCACCATATACAAACGCATTACCAACATTTGTGTCCATTCCGTATTGGAACATTTCTTGACTTTCTATCTTAACAGCCTTGTTATAAATTTCATTTTTATCCATTTGGTGTTCTGAAATCTTGGAAGAAATCAGAATACCAAACAGAATCATAACTGCAATGATAGAAATACTAGCCAAGATTTCACGTTTTGTTATTTCAAAATCGCCAAAATCAAAACCTTTTCTACCATATCTCATAGACTAATCCTCTTTAAACAAATCCTGTGGAGCATCAACTGGTGCATTGTAATCCAAATACTCATA